ATTTAGCAGAAAAAACATAAAATCAGATTCCGCTGCAATACTAGATGGCTCATCTACAACTGGACCGTTAACTGTAATAGCAGTAGACAGCGTCAATAAAACTGTAGACGTGATTATTTCAAGCCACACTTTAACCGTGCAAGAAATACCCACAACTCAAAACGGCTAAAACAGCCGTTTTTTATTTACTTAAAAAGGAGATGAACATGACATGATGATTTCAGATAACTGGGGCGAACTATTATTACCAGGGCTGAGGAAAATATACGACAAACATTTAGAAAAACTAAAAGACTATGTTCCTGCATTATTTAATGTAGAGGAGTCCGGTAAAGCACAGGAGTTTACAACTGGGACCGGTTCTCTCGGATTAATGGAAGAATGGAACAATTCCGGAAGGCAAGTAGCATATGAAGACATAAACAAAGGGTTTAAGGCAACTTACACTCATAAAAAGTTCTCAAAAGGTTTATTAATAGAGCGTGAACTTTTGGAAGACGATCTTTATGCCGAAATTAAAAAGAGAGCAAGAAAACTTGCAGATTCTGTATATTATACAAGACAATATTATGCAGCATCTGTATTTAACAATGCTTTTAGCGCATCCCATAACGGACCAGACGGCAAACCACTTTGTGCTACCGACCACCCGCTAGGTCCTGATAGCAGCGGAACGTGGTCAAATGCAGGTTCAGGATCAGATTGGGCATTAAATGCAGACAGTATTGAAAAAGCAAGAAATAAAATGATGGAATGGACAGACGATAAAGGAAACCTACTTGCAATAAACCCTGATACGTTAATCGTTCCACCTGCATTAAGAAAAGCTGCACTTGTTATAGCAGACAGCGATAAAGAGCCGGATTCCATAGAGAATAACGTAAACATCTGGAAAGGCAGCGTAAATGTAATAGAATTCCCATTCCTAACAAACCCCACAGCATGGTTTTTAGTAGATATGTCCAGGATGAAGAATTATCTTAACTGGTTCGACAGAAGGAAAGCAAAACTAGAAAAAGACAACCTAGACTTCGATACAGAAGTGGCAAAATATAAAGTCGTAGCAAGATTTAGCTTCGGTTGGGATGATGCTTCCTTCGTTTTCGGTGCGAAAGTATCTTAAATGTAATGGCGGGGAAACCCGCCTCTTTAAATTAGTTTAAGGAGTGATTGCAATGGCAGGTAAGAACAGAGCCAAGAATTCAGTTTTTATAGATAAAACCGGAGAAACATTGGCAACTGTAAGTGAGATTAATGCAGTAAATGATGCTTTAACTTCGCAATTGGCAGAAATGGCGACACAATTGAATTCAAAAGTAAACGATAAAACGGCCAATCCAATACAACCAGCTATAGCCGACTTAGACCAAACAATATCAGCAACACCTACCCAGGCAGAAATTCAAGCAATAAGCGACAAAGTAGACAGTATATTAGCGGCCTTAAGAAGTGCAAAAATAATATCAAGTAGTTAGAAGGTGATAGTGTGTATTTTACACCTACAGAAGTCCTAAACAACATGGATAAAACATTCGGTGTCCTTGGGCCAGGAACAGTTGCAGCAAATAAGATCACATTAACCTTACCGGCCGTAGCAAATAAGCGACATTATATAGGTTCAATAGTCTTAACAGACACAGCAGGGACCGGAGGGAATGAGAAGCTAATCATCAAGAAAGGCACGACAACAATCTGGGAGGAATCTTTTGCAGTCGGGCAGGATAAAGTCCGTCAATTCCAAGTAGTCCCTCTTGTAGGAGGTTTTGGCGAGTCCGTTATTATAGAAGTGTCCGCAACAAACCTAACGGCCGGAAAACTTTATGTAATTTACTACACAAAGTAGGTGGAGTTTGATGACAAGAGCAGACCTTTTTAATATGGCGCTAAAACTCGGAATCAAAGACGACAGAGAAAAAGCCCTGCACCTACTTCGGGAGGAATTAAAAAAATACTTTAGATCAGATGAAGGCATAAATTACTTACAAAACAGCCCAAGGGTGTATGTTGAAGGAAATAATAATTTCCCGTTACAGGATAACCATATAAACGTTATTGTAGACCTCTTAATCAAGGAGGTTACAGATCATGAATTTAGCTGAACTTACAACCGCTATAAGAAGTATACTAATGGAACCTATCCCTGCAAGATGGTCCAACGAAGATATTAAAAGATACTTAAACGACGGCATATTAGAACTTGCAATAGTAGCCGACACAACAGTATCTAAAGAAGTGCCTGTAAGTGCAGGGGGTAACATTGATATAACTGATGATATGTTGATAGTCCGTTCTGTATATTGGGATTTAGACGACGAATATAAAGAGCTATGCCCGGGCCTAGAAATGTTGCCTAAAAGTAAAGCCATAGGTGTGCCTGATGAATACTTTATTGCCGGCGACAAAATAGAATTAAGACCCATCCCAGACGTTGACGGATATGCAAAAATAGGATATGTCAAAAAACCGGCATTACTGGAAAATGAAACAGATACACCGGAAATAAAAAACGCTGATAAAGTTTTGATAGCTTACGGTGCATGGCAGGCATTTTTAGAAGATGGCAGTCCGTATACGCAAATATGGGAAACAGAATATACTAAAAGACTAATGAATTGGCACTCCTTCTATTCCGATAACAACCAAATTGCATTTAGACCAAAAGGGGTGTGGTAATCGTGGCGAAAAAAAAAGTTAAATTAGGACAGCCGGATTATCAAATTATATATGATTGGTCGGGCGGGATGAACGATGTTATAAATCCCGCCCTTTTAAACGATAATGAAAGTCCTAGATTGGAGAATGTATCCCTTGATGAAAAAGGAACGTTATATCCGGCAAAAGGCAGGACGGAAAGATACAGTCAGCCTATCTCTGAAAAGGCCATAAACGGGTTAGGTGCTTTTTATAAATCCGATGGCACATCAAGACTAGTAATAGGTGCAGACAATGAGCTATATACAGATTCGCCTCACCATATCAATACATTTGATTCACAAA